GACCGCTCGCCGCATGGATTGAAGCGAAAGCAAGGATGTCTCCTTCAGCAACCGTTAGGTTTGCTGCTGTGCCCGATAGCGTTATAGCTGCTTCATCATAATCAGAGCAGTTATTACCGCTGGTCAATGCTAGCGACGCGACAGTTGTACTGCCATTACCATTCTGTTTTTTGTTGACTACACTCAAAGTGCGAGTATTTGTATTTGCGCCAGTAATATCAGCATCAGCGGCGTATGTGACACTTGTTACGGTGCCGTCAAACGGTGCGCGGAATAATGCTACTGTAGCGTCGCTGCCTGCCGCTACCGCATCTGCGTGCGCGGACAGCGTCTTAATTAGTGGACTTTGGTCACTCATCTTTACTTACTCCTTTTTTATGCTCGTGTGAGGATCGCTGCCGGGTAACGATCAGCTTCAGTGGCTTCTGTGTAGTTGATCGGATTAGCAACCTGCCAGCCTACACGCATAACCATGCGCATAGCGACCATATCCTGCTGAGCGAGGTTATACATAATCTCTCCATCACTACCCTGGATCACTGCCTGATCAAGGAATTTCCAGGTGATATCTTGACGTACACCGACCACGAATTGGTTAGGCACGAAGGCAATAGCTACAGGATCTCCTGAAGCTACAGGCCATAGGTCCTGAATCTCAGGGAAAGAGTAGTTGACGTAATCGATTGCTACTGAATCTGGGCCTACTGAGACCTCGGCGAAGCGGTCACCATTCGCGTTACGTGCCTGCCGTGCAAGCCCTCTCAGCGATTGATGAGCTACTCCTACACCGGTGCTGTACCCGTCTGCTTCCAGGGCATCGAGCATAGCTGAGTGGTCACCAACGATGAGCCCCTCGTCACTGGTACTGGTGCCTACCTCGACATCGTTACCGGCTGCGGTGGCAGCGGTCACAAGGTCGTCAGGGAAACTGTCTGGAGCTCCGCTACCGAAAGCTATTGTGTCGTCAATCAGGCGAGCTGCGGCGTTGACGCAGAGTGGCATCGCTTGATCCCAGATAGGCATATCTGAGTCATCGATTACCGCTTCTGGGATAGGCACGATTGTGGCCAGCTCTTCTATGTTTAGGTATTTGTTATCCCATGTTAGTTTAGTTGTTTGTTTTTGGCCGGTGTCGCCGTTAACCCAGTAGGCGCTAGGTAGTGCACTAAGCACGGGGAAGCGTGTTTGGGAACGAGATACGGGCAGATTGGTGAAATTATTTAAGGCGAAGCTCTTAGCGTTAAGCTCGGTGAGCATCGCGTTAGATACCTCTTCCGGGATTAGCGGAGATGCATCAGTACGATTGGTCAATGCCATGGTTATACTCCTACAGCGAAAAGTTTTATTACTTTATTTGTGCTGCAGGGAGTCTCTAACGGCCAGCAGCAGCGCGTATAAGAGAGTCCATATCAGGAGTCTTCGTAGCGGCCTGACCGCGAACACCAGCATCAAAATTGACTGGTGATTTAAGGCTTTTTAGGCTAGCTGCGAAAGCTTCCGCATCCGCTTCTATTTCTTCTTTATTTGTGCCTTGTAGCCTATCTGCATGTGATAGCGGAATATTTTTACTTGCCGCTATCTCATACTTCAAATTCTTGGTCTTAGCAGAAGACAATTCGCTTTGTATAGCGTTTAATTCACTTTTAAGCTTAGCGTTCTCTTCCACTTTTTCTTTGGCCTTTACACGGAACCCTGCCGATTCATTACGCAGTTGCACTACGTAGTCCTCGGTGAATACTTTTCTCTCTTTTTCTTGTGTAGGCGCCTGGCCTGTTTCTGTGGATGCCTGACCCACGGGAGATGAGTTACTGTCGCTGTCTGATGCCTCCTGGGCAAAGCTTTCATTAGCTTCAGCTACTTTTTCACTCATAATCTAAAACTATATATTACGCTGCGGACAGAACAGTACTTTTGGGTAGGTTAGCGGTTCTATCCGGTAAATTACTTTTTGCTAACCCTTCCTTAATTTTCTGTGGGCTCCATCCTAACAATTCCCAACAATCTTCGTAGGACACTCCTAGGGAACTGTTCATTTTTACTGCTGCGTCAACGAGTTGCCCTAGATTTTTCTTCTCTGCATCTGCCCACACCGTTTCGATGAGTTGGTCTTCTTCCACCAACAAAGTCTTCTTTCCCATAGCACGGAAGCATAGGGAGATTGTTTGTTCCCAACCATCGCCGAAATACATTTGTTTACGTTCGCACTTTGAAACAAGTCCGGCGTCAGCAGCCCTCAACGCATCGGCTGACAGATTAGCCATCTTCCCCTTAAGGTAGTAGGCTGGCGTGCGTGTCAGCGCGGCTAAATGATCAATAGCCATCTCAATAGGCTCTATATAGTTTCTGACATCACCCGGCGTGAGCGTACCAAATTTTGTGTCTGGTGATTCAGATACAAGCATTGACATGGATGATGATTTAACCGATAGTGCTTGTAGCTCAGCAATATCAGGTTCGCCGTCCTCTTTGGTTGGGACTTCCCAGCCAGTAGCGGTTCTTTGAGGAAAAGCGTGATGCTCACTAGACACTTGCATATCAAGACAATATTTGTTGATTACATCCTGGAGTGGTATAGCGACCTCCAGGTCAGATCTGCCGCCCTCAATGAGATCTAGATTATTAGTTAGTGGCACGATAGGTACCATCCCAAGAGGATTATTTTCGACACCGATAGTCGTAAGTTTAGGTTTTTTTGTGCCGCGCTTGTCAATATCTGTTTTCTTTGCCTGGCTCACGAACCTATATATCGCAGTAGGTAAGTACAAATTGACCCTCACATAACCGTCCGAACCTACCCACCGTTTAACGGCAGCGTCGTACTGTAATGGATTTTCCGGGGATCTTTGCACATACACGTGCAGTGGGTGCTCAACCGTGATCAACGGTATTCTTCCCTCGCCTCGTGGAGTAATCATCAAATAAGACTCTCCGCACTTTACCGCATCAGTATGCGCAATATTTGATAGGGCATCCATGTTGTTGGCCCTCCAGATCTTCCAGGCATCATCATCTGCAATGTCCTCATGACCAACACGGAAACCTCTCACCTGCAACCGCTCAACTGAAGAATCAACAATTAACTGCATCCAGTTATTACTCATCGCGTTAAACAGATTATTGAACGCGCGGCGAAATTTTTCAGTGGCGAACTTAATATTGTGATCACCGTCGTAATACTTCATGAACAAACGTACGTCGTTAGTGCGGCTATCTAACCTCTCGCAAAGGAGGCTGGTTATAGCTATTATTTCATCGAGAGCAACATCGTTTTGTTGGTATTCATTTTTTTGCGTGACTAAGCTAAGCGTCATTAAGGTACTAGTATCATTCTTCCCGATCTCTTCTTAATTTTATCAGCCCCGCTAGCCACGGCATCGTTTTTAGCTTCCCAGCTCAAGATCGCTGCTACCAACGCATCTATTTTTCTTGGACTGTCGTGTCGATCCTTACTAACCGACCACAGCTTACGATGCTGGTCATCATACACATTCACTTTTTTCTTCACAGCGTTTAGCACATGTTGCGTAAGGGTCTTATCACCACCATGAGATACATCGTGCGCGCGGACAGCATTAACATAGTTACGGACACTGTATGTCATCTGCCGAGGCCTGTTCGTGTACCACGGCAGAACCTTCTTGTTCCCGTAGCGGCCTTGCCAACGCACAAGCAAATGATCTATCCACTGCGGATCAACATACACCCTAAGCACCTTGTAAAGATTCATTGCCTCCACCATCGCGCCATCAACCTCATCATCAGGGTGCTCATAATCATCACTCGCTGATTCTGGCCGTTCCCAAATTCCCAATGGCCACTGATAGCCAGTCTCTACTTCAGTGGCTATGACAGCTAATGCATCAGCGAACCGTGCGCCGTCAACACCGATCGCGATCTTTGTGCCCTTAGCAACAACATGCTTTTTATCCTCACACGCTTGCCAATCAACAGATGGAATCGCCTTATCCTCGCCAGCCACCTTACGGTTCAAAAAGTAGCGTTCAGCTTGCGCGGGGTCACGTTCGAGTAACGCTTCAATTTCCGCATCGATTCGGTCAAGATCAACCCAGTACGAGCCACCATACACCTTACGCAACATTTTTCGGCGCTGCTGCTTATTCCTTATACTCCCAGTCCCAGGATCGACATCATCATTATAGACACCTAGTTTCTCTTTCTCTGCCGTGTACTGCGCAACGGAATCTTCGTTGATATCCCACGCGTTAGTTGTAGACAGCCAACGTCCGCCCATACCAGACAGGTTACGCCGCTGGTTATCTGCCAAGTCACGACCACCATTACGATTAACCCAGTTATGAGTTTCATCCTGGATAGAGAAGGTAATTCTCTGCCCGAGACGAGATCTAGCAGATGCAGTAACTGGCTCAATGAATCCACCACCCGGCAAATTAATGCGCGTCTTCCCCGTATCTGGGATATCAGCTTTTAGGTCTCCCATCTCTATCATTGGTATGAGCGATCTCCACACGTTATCTGTCTGGTCTTCACTAACTGCGGTTATCTGTACCCACGGTGTAGCCCAAGGCCTACCCACCGGCTCACCGTTACCATCCCATCCATCAAACAGAACTGGGCCATCCGGATGCACCTCTGCGCACACAATAGCGCTAGCAAACGGGCCTTTGCCCCATTTCTGTGGTCTGGTTAACTGGCCGCCGCGGTAATAATAAAACTTTTCTGTCTCTGGATCAACCCGATAAAACCAAAGCAAGAATTTGATCATCTCATCAGTCAAAATCAAAGGCTCACCAGCATGGTCACCATCAGGGATAACGCACTTCTCCTGGATGAGTGCCGCTACTTGATAACCAAGCGTAGGGAATTCTCCAGGGTAGTTAGGGCCGCGCCAAGGCATAAATTTTGTTAGGCGCTCTCAGGATCGAAAGCTTTCAAGTCATACACATTATCTGCTAATGGTTGCCGCTTCCTCTCAACCTCATCTTCCTCAGCGATCTGCCACTCCAGCCTACGCCGCGCAAGCGGCGACAACCCGAACCGATCCTCTAACTGCCTGATCTCAGCAAGCACACCAAACGCTACATCATCACTAAGCAAAGACTGCTTAAGTCGCGCTAACCTGACCAAAGAAGCCACATCAGCATCAAGATACTGACTCGCCATCGGGGCAGCCCAAATGGTTTCCCACCAATTAATAATCTCTTCAGACCACACAGCTTCAGGCAAAGGAGGCGTTGATCTACCGCCAGCGTCCAACAAAACAGCGGCTGATGGATTAGCCTTATTGCGCCTCCTGCGCTGAGATTGATGTTTCGGCAGCGGGCCCGGCAATCTCTATCCCGTACAAATTGCGAGCGCACA